CTCATGTCACAGACTCCGGCGGTGGAATGAAGGGCATGCCGCGAAAGCGTGCCCGGTTGCTGTACCTGTCGCAGCTCTCCAGCGTCAGGTTGCAGCCAGGGAAAATCTCGAAGGCATCACCCACAGCGACAGCTGCAGGCAAGGGGGACATCAGCGCGAGCTGCCCACCCGCCTGGCGGCGAACCGTTCGGCTGGCACCCCTGCAGGCGCCCGTGGTGAAGGTCAACACACCCAGGTCATAGGTGCCATCCGCAGCCGTCAGGCCAGTGCTGAAGGTGGTGCGGCCCGAGCTGCTCACCGATGTGGCTGCGCCCGTGTCGGTGTATGCCGACTTGAGCAAGCCACACAAGTCGCTGTACATCGTGGTGCGGCATCGTGGCTGGTAGACCGTGGGCGGCAATGGCCGGTTGAACGCCTCGGTGATGCTGCGAACCACGACCTGCACCCCATCGCGGCCAGACGTCTGCACATCAGACACTTTGCCTTCATGCTGCTGCAAGGGCGTGGCCCAAGGCTGGCCAGGGCCTGCGCTGAAGGCTTGGTACAGCACCACTTTGGCGCCGTCCAGGCCGCCCGCGAGAATCCAGGGAATCATGCGCTGGCCATCGACCAGCACAGGGTTCTCGGTTCGGTCAAACAGGGTCAGCGTGAGAGATGCGCCCTGTGCCCCGATAGACCGGCTCAACTTCGTACGCTTGATGCCCAGCCCCAGGTCGTAGTGCACACCGCCCGCATCGACAGCAGCATCCAAATCGGTCCACAGCCACGACCTGCTGGCATCGGCTGTCTGGATCAGGTAGAGATCGGCCCCCATGAGCTGGCGGCCAGCATCGAGCAGCGCACGCAGATCAGCAGGGATGGTTCGGCGAAATTGGGTCATGGTTTGTAAGTTTTGAACTCAACCGACTTGGCGTTGAACAACTGATCCATGAACTGCATGTAGGACAGGTCACCAGCCTTGAACCGACAGCGCTGGTAATACTTGCCAGACCAGGACAGCGTCGCACCTGCGCCCAGGGGCTCACCCAGTGAGACCAGACCAGTGCCGCTGATGCTGTAATCGATCAAGGCCCGAGCCGCAGCCGCCGTGGCGATGTAGCGGCTGGGCTTGAGCACCGTGGAGGGCATCCACACGTACATGCCAGCGCCATCGGCGCCCTGGTACACCGTGTTTCCAAGCCCTCCGAACGAGCCTGTGACCAGCGCCGCACGGATGATCGTCTCCGTCTCTGCATTGCCTGGGTTGAAGCTCAGGCTCAGCTTCTTCCAGCCGTTGCCCGCATCAGCGATGGCCACGGACATCTGCGCTGTGCCTGCCGTCGAAACCTGTGACACAAGGCCATTGGCCACATCAACCAAACACACGGCATAGGTAGATGTTGTGGGCACCGGGTAGCACTCCAGCCGCACCAGAGATCGCTCAGCAGGTTTGAAGTACCAGTCATACGTGAGCGAGCCGCCCGCCGGGATCGTGATTCCATGGTCATCGAGGTAGTGCGCGTCATTGATCGGGCGCTCCACGAGTTTCAAGGTATCGCCACCACCCAAGGGGTCAGTCGTTGTGCGAGTGCCGTACACCAGCGCACCACCACAGCGAAGCTGCGTCGGCTCTAGCTGCGCACCCCAGGCCGCGATCTCGGCACCATTGCCCCAGTCGCCCATGAAGTAGCGGGTGGCAGCAACCACATCAGACGCATTGGTGAACACCAGGGAGAACCGCTGCCACTGGTTGCTCAAGCCCTGGAAATCACGGCTGGTGCGCTCCAAGGTGGAGGCTGATCCATCCTTGTCATGCTCGATGCTGATGACAGATCCAGAAGCTGGCACCGAGCCCGAGATCAGCTTGGCATAGATGCTGGCGATGTACACCACCGCTGCCGCCAGTGAGCCTGACTGCGCGATGTAGGCGTTGCCCCCCGTGGCCGCGTTGTAGACCGTCGCAGTGCTCGTTCCATCAGGGGCTGTGGTCTTGCCCACCCTGGTCTGGTTCGCGCCTTTGAACCAAGGCGACACACTCGAATCAGCATCAGACTGCAGCATCAAGTTCTGCCTGGTCTTGCTGCTCAGCCGTTCGGTGCCGCGCCAATCGCTGACAGAGAGCTGAACCTCCCCGTACGTGTCAAACACTGGCGATAAAGCCCCGCCAAAGCTGCGCAGCAACTGATAAGACTGCGCTGCGCCCGTGCCCAGACCTATCTGAACGCTTGCGGCCGTGTTGTCCACGGGGTCATCGAACAGCCAGGTGTCAAAGTCACCTTTGTGGCGGTCGAAAAACCCCATCAGGGTCTGCAGCTCACGCTGTGCGCCAGAGCGCAGGAACTCATACTCCAGCCTGTAGTGACGCACAGGGTAAGTCCACATCGCGCGCGAGAAAGAGCGGCCCGAGTCGCTCTCTCGCACGGCGTTGCGCCACTCATGCTTGCGCTCAATGTTCCAGGTCAGGCCCGGCAGAACCGGGAATGTTTCGTTGCTCATCGGGCAGGCCTCCAGCCATTGCGGTGCAGCTTGTTGATTTCATCGGCGATCACGCCAGCCTTGCGCCTGATGTCTGAATCGCTCAACCCACCGTAATCATGGAAGTGAACCTGACCACCACCCATGCCACCTGCGCCACCTTGAGAGTCAGCCAGGCTACGGATCACGTCTGCATGCTGAGCTGGCAGCACCATCTCTCGTGCGTGAAGCTGAGTCACAGGGTTCAGGCCCGCCGGGATGTCAAAACCACCCGAAGCCGAAGCCGTTGCAGCAAAGCTCATGGCCAACGCCGACATGCTGGCGCCAAACGCTGGCGCACCCAAGTTCAACGGAAACGGCGCCGCAGCCATCGAGGCGACGCCACCGGCACCTGCCTTGCCCGCCTCAGTTGCGATTTCGCTGATGCCCATCACCTTGCTGATGCCCTTCATGATCACCTGGTTGACCAGCCACTTTGCCGCCATCTGGGCCAGCATTTGAATGAAGCTCTGCAGCACTGCGTTGAACATGCCACGCATCAAGCCGCTCACGCTCTTGATGCTGGTGCCAATCTGCGAGAACACCTGGGCAAAACCGCCTTGCAGGCTTTGGCCGAACTGCAGCACGTTCTGCTGAGACTCCAGCACTGCCTGCCGCCTGATCTGCCGAAGCCGCGCCTGGTGCTGAATCTCAAGCTGCTGGCTCTCGGCCTGCAGGCGGGCCAGCTCGGCCACGTTGCGATCGGGATCACGCTCGGCATCTTGCATGCGCGTCTGCAGCGACTGGCGCAACACCTCGTTGCGCGAGTTCTCGAACTGCATCTGCGCCTGCAACATCTGCTGGTCATTCAGCAAGCCCAGGTCGTGCTCGAACTGATACTGCTGTTCAAGCGTGTCAATCGCAGCCAGCGAGGTGTCCTTCATGGCATCGCGCTTGATCTGCTGCACGGCCTTGGTCTGCTCTGCAGCCTGGCGCTCGATGGCATTGATGCGAGCCTGGGCCGCCTCGTAATCTTTGGTGCCCTCTTGGTACAGGCTTTGCACTTGGCGGGCCAGGGCCAGCTTCTTGTCGGTGTTGTGCTGGTACAGGGCCTCTTCAGCTTTGAGGTTTTCCACCTTGGTTTGGAAGCTCTCGCGCAACATCTGCAGCTCAGCTTCAGCGGCCTTCTTGCCTGCCTTGGCCTGGTCTTCGGCAGACACGTCTGCCAGCTTCGATTTGTCGCGCCAGAACTGCGCCTCTGCGGCCTTGGTCATCTCGCGGAAATTTCCCTCCAGCAAGGACTGCTTGGTGAGCGACAGGCGCTTGTCCTCCAGCTCGCGCTCGAAGGCGGGCATGCGGGATTTCTCATGAGCACCTGCAGCGGATGATCCTGCATTGCCAAATTCGCCCATGCTTTTGGTGCCACTCTTGGGTGCGGCCACTTCCGTGCCCTTGCCCCAGATGCGAGAGATGTCCGACTTGACATCGTCCACCACATCACCACCCACCGAGACTGCGTTCCCAAACGCATTCTTGAACCCTTGCCCAATTCGCGCGCCAATCTGCTTGGCCGAGTTCACTGCTCCACTGAAGTCGCCCTTGAACAGGTTGCTGAAAACATCACCCAGCAACCCGCCAGCATCGATCATCGTGCTGATCGATTCAAAGACCACACCTGAGAAGGCAAGAACCGCACCCTGAACAATGCGAAAGCCCACCACGAGACCCGTCAGAGCCCCCTTGAAAACACTGACCACATAAGGGCCAGTCCGGGCGAAATACTGCGCCAGCTCGGTGAACACAGGCATCACAGCCTTGCCGATGGTGTTCTTCACAGCGTCCATGACGTCGCCCACGTCATTCATCGCCGCTTTGTATTCCTTGCTGGCCTGAACGCCCTCCTTGGTCATGGTCATGCCAAGTTCTTCGTTCTTCTTGGCCGCATCCTCCAGCACCTGGTTGTTCAGCTTTTGGAGCGACATGACCTCGTCCACGCCCTTGCCGAACAAGGTCATGGCAGCCGTGGTCTGGTCCAGGCCTGGCTTGTATTGGCCCACCACGCCCAACGCCTCGGTGAACAGCGTGTTGCTGTCGCGCAAGTTACCGTTGCTGTCACGCGTCTGCAGGCCCATGGCCTTGAGGCCGTCTTCGTTGGTCTTGATCTGCTTGGCGAACTTCTGGAAGGCGCCCACGTAGGTGTCGCTGTCCGAGTAGATGTCACCCAGCGCCGTGCGCAAGGTGGCAGCCTGAGTGCCCGTGATGCCCAAGGCTTTTGACAGCCTCATGGCCTCGCCATTCAAGGCGTTGGCACTGCCGATCATTTCCTTGAAGAAGGCGCCGCCGCCCACGACCGCAGCCAGCGTCTTCAACGGGGCCGAGATTTGAGAGAACGCCTCACCCAGGCCGCCCAAGCTGCCCTTGATCTGGTCGGTCACGCCCTTCACAGAGCTGGCCGCGCCACGCATGGACTGCACAAACTGCGTGTTGTCCGCCGTGATCTCGTAGGCAACTTCTTTCTTTGAATCAGCCATGTCAAGCCTCGCTTGTTTGGGCCTGGCGGTTCAGCCAGGCTGAGTTGTCCAGCTTCGGGGCACCCGTCAGCAAGGGCGCGCCCGCCGCCAGTTCATGCAGTGCAGACGCCTGTTCAGGCGCCTGCTGAGCCTGCGTGTCGCCACCCTTGAACCCAAGGTAGGCGGCCACAAGCACGTGGGTGGGTGGGTGTTTGGCCCAATAGTTCATCAAGGCCCGGATGCGGGGCAGCGTGAGCCGGCCGACCTCGTCCCACGTGTACCCGGTCAAGGAACACACGTGGGCGCGAAGGTCCAACCAGTTCAGCGGCTCCCCGCCTCGGGCTCCCCCGATGGGCCTGCCTCCTGGAGCTGGCTCACGCCACGCACCGCCTCGATCACGGCCTGCATGGTGCCCAGGGTGATCAGCTTGCGCACGGCAGGCACATCCAGGTCTGGGTGCTTGGCCTTCATGCTGGCAGCCGCAATCTGTGCCACAGCCTGCAGCGCATCCTTGGGCAGGCCGATGCTGTTGGGATCGACGGCCGTGACCACGGCGAACTGGTTCTCCAGCTCCTCGATCTGATCGAGGTCCAGCGCTCGGAAGGTAAAGGGCTTGTCGCCCAGCACCAACGTCACGAACTCTTTGGTTTGAACCTTCATAACCCGATCACTCCGATGCGTACTGGTAGCAGACGTTGTTCGACGTGTCGGCAAAAGCCGCGATGTCGAAGTCCATCACCGTGAAGTCGTCCTGCTTGGTGCCGAAGGTGAGCTTGCCGCACACACAGTTCGGGAAGCGCCAGACCACCTTCTTGCCCGAGTAGCCCACCTGAAGGTCAACGCCAAAGATAGGCGCCTGACCCATGGGCAGGTTCTTGAAGGCCACCTGCTTGGCACTGGCTTGGGTGGCCGTGTAGGTGTAGTTGATGAACACCAGCTTGCCCGTGTCAGCAGCAGCGAAGGTGTACACGCCAGCAGCCACCATGTACTGACCCGTGGTAGGGGCACTCGCCACGCGGGTCATAGGCAGGCCGTTGGCATCGATCACGCCCAGGTCACGACCAAAGCTGCCGCTGGAGGGTGGCGTGACGGTGAAGGCGTAGGGCGAGGCCGGAATGGTTGCGCCGCTCGTGTCGTTGTTGATGGCCGTGAGCGTGCCGCTGGTGGTGCCCTGACCGCTGAACACGCTGTCCAGCAATTGGCCGTTGATGCGGGCCAACTTGGCCTTGATGGCGATCTTGCCCTTGCCAACGCCCACAGCAACGGGGAATTGGTTCTGGCCGATCAGCTCCTTCAGGTCGCGGCTGATGTCGACCTGGCTGTCTTGCAGCTCGCCGAATTGAATGGGCGAGGGGTTGGCAATCGTGTTGCCGTTGGCGTCCACGCTGGGCGTTGCCCACAGGTTGCCCGTGCCGAATGCGTACATGGCGGAATCCTTTCAGGGGATGTGATGGATCAGGGGGTGGCATCAAGCCGGTCGGCTCGGGCCAAGTAAGTGAAGCGAAAGCGCAGCGTGTAAACGCCTGCCGTGGCATCGGCCTCGGTGTCCTCTGGCGTGGCCGAGATGCCCCGCACGTCGGTCACCAGGCCACGCACACGGGTGTCGGTCATGAGGTGCTGGTGCACCCAGGCCTTGAAGGGGTCGGCTGCCACGTCCCACGGGTCGCCACGGGTGTGAACCAACACCAGCGCATCAAAGGTGTGCTTGTCAGCACCACCGCCAAAGCGCTCGTATTGGTCCTCATCGGGCCGCAGGATCAGCGCGGGCTGGTCTTCACGGTCAACGCCCACGCGGCGTGAACGCTCGGCCAGCACCACGCCAGGGCAGTCCTTGAGCACCAACAAGGCGGCGGCCAGGATCTGCTCTTGCAGGGTGGCCATGGTCAGTGGTGCTCGGCGTCGAGATCAGCCTGCGGTGCGGCCTGCTCGGGCTCCACCAGGTCGAGGCTGCCCAGCAAGGGCTCAGCGTCGTCGAAGCCGAGGGTGAGCGTGTCACCCTCCAGCTTGTCCAGCGTGCGGCCGGGGTTTGCAGGGTCGGCCACAACCACCTTGTGGCCGGGTTTGACTTTGTAGATGGGCATGGGTCATTTCCTCAGGGTGAATCGAGTGAATGCCCCGTCGTCTTCCGGTAGCCGTTCTTTGGCCGTGTAGCTCACGCCGTTGTGAACCACCGCCACACCACTGCGCAGCCCTGCTGCGGTGGCGTCTGCGGTCTTGAGCAACAGCGTGTAGCCCACGCTCACAGCATCGGCTTGGCCCAGGGTGAGCAGCTCGCCGGGCATGTCGAGAATGCCCATGAAGCCATTCAGCGAGGCCGTGCTGCAAGGCTTGCCAAAGTCAGCCAGGAAGACGTCGAGGTCAGCGCTGAAGTCGCTCACTGCTGCGCAGTGGCGGCAGGCGGGGAAGCCTCGGCAGCAGCAGCCTGGGCAGCAGCCACGCCAGCCTGGATGCCAGCGGCAATCGCGGCCTGGATGCCCGACAGCGCATCAGCACCGAACGCGGCGCCACCAGAGGCAACAGCGGCAGGCTGAGCCACGAAGCGCGACTCGACGAAGGCCTTGGCGTCCTTGTCAACCGGCTCCAACTGGTGCAAGTGCTCCAGGGCCTGCTCGGCGTTCAGGTCGATCACCTCGTCCTGATAGGCGCTGGAGGTGCGCTCCTGGCGCTCGATGGTGCCGCCGCCCACATCGACTTCAACGATGTCCACGCGCTTGAGCACGAAGCCCGTACGAACTTTGAATTTCATGATTAATCTCCGCAAATGAAGAAGGCCCGCACACAGGCGGGCCTCGAAGGGTTTGAAGGCAAGGCCGTCAGGCCAGGCCAGGGGCTCGATCACTGCGCGTGATCAGAAGCCAGGGGTCAGCGCGTCAGACATGACGCTGAACGAAGCGGCGTGGCGCAGGCCCACGTCCATCGACAAGAAGGCGCGAATCCAGACGTCGCCGTTCTGGAAGGCGGTCGAGTCGTAGGGGTTGACCATCAACTCCATCACACCCCACTCGCCCACGATCAGCTCGCGCCAGTTGCCGAAGATCAGCTCAGAGGCAATGCCCGAGCTGGAGCCCTTGGTCAGGCTGGAGCGCAACTGCTGCGACTCAGCGTAAGGGTGGCCCTTCAGGCGATCAGGCGCAGCATCAGCAGCGCCACCCCACAGGTACTGGCCAGTGGTGGACTTGAGCGTTTCCAGGTAGCCGACGGCCTTGGAGTTCAGCGCGTAGCCCAAGTTCGCCAGCGGGGCGTTGGCCACCTTGGCAGCGGCCTTGAGCTGGATGATGTGGTCAAAGCTCAGGTTCGCACCGTTGGTGCCGCCCACCACGCTGTTCACGCCGCTGGTGTTCATGATGCCCAGCGGCTGGTTGCTGGAGCCAGAGCCGCTCAGGCACACGCGATCCTGTTCGAGGGCCATCACTGCCATCAGGTCTTCGCGGATCAGCATCTCGATGGCAGGCGTCGATTGGATCAGCATCTGGCGGCTGACCTTGCTCAGCGCACCCACCGTCTTCAAGCGCAGGCTGATCTTGTCGAAGGTGCCTTCAGCCTCGGTCAAGCCGCCCGATTCGCCCACCCAGTAGGTGTTCGTCGCGCCGGTCTGGCGGGGAATGTCCACCTGACCAACCAAGCCGGGCAGGTAGCGGGCACCGAGCTGGCTGGTCACCGTGCTGTTGCGCAGCACTTCGATGAACTGGCTGTCCAGCAGGTTCGTGGCCACCAGGTTGGGGCCCGTACCGCTCAGCGCTTGGTAGGCGGCACGCGACTGGCGGCCACCACCGGCCATGCGCCAGGCCCGCAAGTGGGCTTCGTCAGGTGCGAAAGGCAGGTCGGTGGGCACATAGAAGCGCACACCGTTGCCGCCACCAGCACGCTTGGGCGCGTCAGGGTTCGACTCCATGCGCTTCTTGATGGTCTCGCTGACCTCACGCTCAAAGCCAGCGCCAGACCAGTCCTGGTTCAACGCGGCGTTGATGGCACGCATCATGGAGTAGCGGCCACGCTCGCTGGTGCTCATCTCACCCACGGGCGAAGCCACAGGGCGCTGGCCACCGTTGCCCGTGGCTTGGATGAAGGCGTTGCGGGCCTGCTCGATGTTGGCGCCGCTTTCGATCAGGATGTCGGCCAGCTCGGTGCGCTTGAAGCGCTCGCCCAGCTTGCGCACGGCCTGCGTGGTCTCTTCGCGGCTCAGGTTCTGAGGCGCGGGCTCGTTGTGGTTCACGGGGGTCGCAGCCACGGAAGCGGTGGCGCCGCCGCCCGTGGAGCGTTCGATCACCTGCTCTTGCAGGCGCTTGTTGCGTTTGAACATGTCATCTCCAGTTTGAGGTTCGGCAGCAGCCGGGGTTTGTGAGGGCTTGGGTGTTGCCACCCGCACACTCGTTTCAGCGCCCGCGAGGTCACGGCCCACACCGACCGATTGGTCAGCAGGGATGCTCACGAGCGAGATTTCGTAGGCCATCCAGGACGTCGCTGTCCAGGTGGCTTCGGGGTCGTAGCAGGGGTCGGCGTCATCGGAGTCGATGCGGTAGCCGTACACCTGGTACATGAACGAGACGTTGCGCAGCACGCTCTCAGCCACGCGCTGCATGGCCCACTCACCACGCTCATCGCTGCTGAAGCGCACCAGCGCGTATGCCTTGCCATCACCACCCAGCCAGGCACGCTCGACCACGCCAAGGACGTCATCGGGGTCGTGGTTGAACAGCAAAGGGGCGCCGTCATTGAGTCGGCCCAGATCGGCCGCGCTGCTGTCCATCGACAGCACCTCGTTGCCGAACCAGCGCTCGATGGGGGAATCGCTCACGAAGCTGATCTGCAGGGTGCGGGCATCGACATCGAGGCCGGGCACTGCAGGCGTGCTGGGCGCTGGCGGCTCGTCACCATCGGGCTCTGATGCCGCAACAGGTGCGGCACGGCTCAAGGTCACGAAGCGTTTCAGCGGGCCGAGCTTGTCACCGTCGCGCAAGGTCTTGCGCGTTTGAAGGGCTTGGGGCATGTGGGCTCCAGAAATGAGAAAGCCCACCGGGTGGTGGGCTTGGGGAGGGAAGGTGTGTAGACGTCTGCGCAAACTAATTCAGCAGGGCCAGGGTGAGGGGGCGGGTCATGCGAAAGACGACGCCCAGCCCGTCAACTTCTTGATCAGCGGCGTCAGCGCTGTCGCGTAGTTGCGGCCCATCGCAGGAATGCCCGTCGCAGTCTCAGGGTGGATGCCATCGGCGTTCAGCATCGTGGCTGCATTGGTCGCAGTGATAACCGCGCTGTTGTCCACGAACAAGACGCCGTAGGTATCACAGACGGCCTTGGCTGCTGCGTCCACAGCAAGCCATGTGGCATTGTTCGCCGTGGTGGCTGATTCATAGATGCCGCCCAAGACAACAGGCGTCACCCCAGCGGCCACACACTCCTGAATGAACGGCAGAACGTAGGCCACCTGCCCCTGGATGTCCGACCCGCTGTTGCGAGAGTACGGGCGGAACAGCATGATGTCGGGCAGAGCCTTGCGACTGGTCAGCAGCGCCATCATTCGCTGAAAGTTGTAAACCGTGGGCTGCCCTTGGTAGCTGCCCATGATGGTGTCCACCTTGACGCCGAGGTCAGTAGCCAAATAAGAGCCCGCCCACTCGGTCGTTCCATAGCCAACTTTGCCCGCATTGGATGCGAGGTAGCCCGCCTCGATTGAGTCACCGTAGTTGCCAATCGAGATGCAGTCCGTGTTGGACATGTACTCGATGAGAAACACGGGGTGTGCAGCCGGAACCGTGCCACTGAATGCCACGCCTAACGGGGCCTGAGTGCCCTGCACAAGGTTGTTGCCTGAGCCAGTCGCCGCATCTTTCCAGTTTGTGCGGTAAGGCAAAGGCAGGTCTTTCGCGTAGTTCAGGGGCTGCGCCTGAGTGCCGAACACAACGCCACCCGACGCGGAAAACATGCGGATCACGAGGTTGGCCGCGATGCCCAAGCCCGAGGCTGGGGGCACGTAGGCCACGCCGTCGATCTGGTTCACAGACTGTGGGTTTTTGAGCGTAGACCAGTCGCTGAAGTAGAACTGTTGCAACTGAAAATTCTGACCAGCAAGGCCAACACCAGCGGGGATGTCCTTTGAATTACTGGCGTAGTTGTCGAAAGTACCAATGATCGGCGTGTCGCCGTAGCACATATAGTCGTTGTCGATGCTGGTCGAAGTGCCGACGCTGAACGCCTCAATCGTCCAAGCGCTTGATCCCAGCGCTGCGCCAAAGCCAATACGTACAGCACGAGAAACCACCGGTAGCGCGAAACTACCCGCCCAGCACTTGTTCGGGTAGTTGCCTTTGTCGGCGTAGCCGAAGCGCTTCATTGCGGTCGATGGGCGCTTGGGTTGCAACACAGTGCCCACCGCCCCCGATGAGGTGGAGGCGGACTGGTTTGCAGGCTCAGAGCCAGGCGCCCAACGCGCAAAACCCGCGTTCACCATGTTCGTCTCAAGAGACGAATTCGTCACAGACTGCTCAGCCGTGTAGTCCACACCATTCCAGCGCCCATTGCGCTTCACGATCACCGTCATGGCTCACTCCTTCGGTTCATTGGCATCAGCGCCATCTGCGCCTTTGCCGGGTTCTTGCGGGTTGCCGCCATCGGCAGCAGCAGGGTCGCCTTGTGCAGCGCCCTTGTCGTTGACCTTGCTCGGGTCGGTGTCCAGCACCAGGCCCTGCTGGTCGGCATAGGCCAGCTCGGCAGCACGTTCGTCGGCCACGTCCTCGAAGTCGTCGCCCTTCGCGGCCAGCGCCCGACCGTTGGTCGTAAGCCCTGCGCGGATTGCTTCCTTCGTGTAGACCACTTCTTTCGGATCGATCCAGTCCCAGCCGCGAGGCATCCAGCGCACGTTGCTGTACAGCTCGGGCTGCAGCTCATAGGCCGGCAGGTTCAAGGCGCCGTGCATCACGGCCTGATCAAGCCAAGCCTCATACACACGCTGGTGGAACTGGTCCATCAGCCAGCGCTGCAAGATGCGCCAGTGATCACGCTCGGGCAACATCGCCATGCGTGAGCTGCTGAAGTTGCTCTGGCTGTAGTCGCCGCTCAGGCTCTCGTAGCTCATGCCGATGCCCGCAGCCACACTGCGCAGCATGTAGCGCATGAACGGGTCCATGGCCGTGTTCGGGCGGCTGGGGTTGAAGCCTGTGAAGGTTTCACCCGGGCCCAGCTTCTTCACCGCGCCAGGGGCCAGCTCCCACACCTCTTCACCGTCATACTCGCCGTCGCTGTCGTCGCTGTCAGGGTCGGGCAAGTCCAGCTCGGGAGACTGCACGATACCCATGATCGCCGCGCTGCCTCGCGCCGCCACGATCTCGGCCTCTTCGTAGCCGCCCATGTGGCGCAGCTTCACGATGGTGGCGTGCATCCAGGGCACGCAGCGGGTCTGCCACGCGTCCTCGAACAGTCCAACATGAATGATCTCTTCGGCCGGCACCCGGATGTACTGGTTGCTCGCCACTGCCGACTGGATCTGGTTGTCACCAGGGTGGCGCGGGTAAAGCCAGTACGCCACGGGCCGTTGCCACTCGTCCACCTCCACACCCATGCGGATCTCGTTGGCGGTGGGCTTGTAGCCGCTCCACTGCTCGACGAGCTGGTCAGGGCTGATCAGCTCCAGCGCAAACGGCACAGGGCTGCCCGCAAAGCTGCGCTTGATCTTGCGCACCAGGATCTCGCCATTGACCGCCACAGTCTTGAGCACCGTGCGCTCAAGGGCCGAGAAACTCATGCGGCCTGCCGTGTGGCAGAACTCCGCCCGGCACCAGCGCTTCCACAGGCCCTCAATGCGGTCGTTCGTGAACTTGTCTAGCAGCTTGCCCCGGCGCATGGGCACCTGGGCCTGAAAGCGCATGCCCTGCCCCACCACGTTGTTCGTGATCTGGCGGAAGGCGTTCTTCGCGTACTCGTTGTTGCGCTCCAGGTCGCGGCTGCGGTTGCGCAGGGCACGCAGGCCCAGGTGCAGCTCTGCGTCTGCGCTGGTCGACAGCGTCACCCAGTCCGACATCGTTCGGCCCCAGGCCGCGCCAGCGTAAGCCCGTTTTGCAGGGCGTGCAGGCGTCTGCACACTGCGCAGCCCGGCGCGCTGCAGGGCCTCGGGGCCGTGCTGAGCACGCCACTGGTTCAAGAACGAAACGTTCTGAGGCGCTGGGCGCGAGCGCACGGGCCCCAGCTCCACAGCGCTGGCAATGGTGATGGTGGTGTGCTTGCTCATTTGAACTTGATCCCCATGCGGTCAGGCGCACCCAAGCCATTGGCCAGGCCTTGACGCCTGCGCTCGTTGCGCACCTTGAACTGGTACTGTGTGCGCAGTGCCAGCAGCTCACTCGTGGGCATGTACTTCATCGACCTGCTGCCGATGGTGTACTCGGCCACCGCACTGCCTGTTGTGCGGGCCAGAATGGTCGCGTCGATGTTGGCCAAGATCTGCTCAGCCAGGCTGCGCCCATCCAGCACACCCGACACCAACGCCAGGTTGGCATTCACCAGGACCGTGCCCTGCCCCACCATCAAGCGCGTGCCGGTCTTTGCTGCATATGCCTGCCACCACCAAGTGGCCCCCTTGGCGCCCACGTTCATCGCCCCACTCACCGAAGCAGGCAAGGTCATCAGCCAGCCAGTGCCCTGACTCACCCCTGCAACATCGCCCGCGCCAGCAGACAAAGCCACGGGGCCCCGAAAGCTGAAGGCCATCGTGTGCGTGCCTGACGCCACCGGGTTGCCCTGGTTGTCAGACAGGGCAGGTTCAGTCCACGTCACCGTGTCGCCAGCGGTGAATCGGGATGGAATGCGCATAAGGTCACCAGTTGTTTGCGAAGCCGCCGCCCTTGCGGGGCGCTTTGCGCTTTGCCTTGCGGGCAGGCGCTGCAGCCTTCGCGGCTGTGTTGGGTGCAATAGGTCCAGGCCTTGCCCGTTCTGCGGCAGGAGTCACCACAGTGGCCTCGGGCAAGGGCAGCGTCTCAGCCTGGTCGCTGCTCACCTCGGCAGCCATGGCTGCGGCTGCTTGCGGTTCGGTGGTCGGCGGCACCTCGGGTGGGGTGTCGTCGCCCTGTTCGTCTTCAATCTCTGGCTCGGCCTGCTCGGCCGGTGCATCCAGCAGCGAGCGCTGCCTAAGCCCCGACTCAATTGCCACCCAGTGCCCCTCTTGGTAGAGGTGCACCTTCACTGACCTGGCCGCATGCAGCGCGTAGACCTCGCAGTCCAGCGCCTCGTTGCGCACGCCAGACTTCGGCGTCCACACCTTGCGCTTGCGGTTCGTCTTGCTCGGGGCCTTGACCTCGCTGACCAACTGTTCCCAGTAGTCAGGCCGCACGCTGGCGTACCAGTGCAAGCGCCCAGGCCCTGCGCCAGTGAGGCGCAGTCGCGTCTCAAGCAGCAAGTCCTTGGCACGCGTGGTGCCCACGATGAAGGTCTCCAGCCCTCGCTTGGCAGGCCGGTTGCGCTTGCCTGGGTCCACCTTGCGGGGTGTCGAGAAGATCTCGGCCCGGTCGTTGCCCGTCTCGCTCGCGCCCTTGATCGCCATGTAACGCAAGTGCCGCCTGCTGCGCACATAGGCGTTCACGATCTCGGTCCGGTTGCCGTCCGAGCCGTCAATCGAGGCCGCCTGGATGCGCAGCTCGCCACCGCTTGCATGCGCAAACTTGCGAGTGAGCAAGGCATCAAGGTCTGCCCACGCACCCTGGCCTGGCACCAGGGTCGAGCCGTACAGCTCACCCCAGTACACCAGCCACGATTCCTCCCCACGCCCCCAGGCCCTGATCACCACCGCCAGGCGGTCGTGCTGCACGTCCACGCCAGCAGTCAGCACCAGGCCGCCGTAAGGCACAGTCAGTTCGAGGTAGTCCTCGGCACGCACCTGCAGGTCGCTCGCGGGCGGCGTCTCGGTCGGGTACTCGTAGGCCAAGCCCTCGGTGTTGTTCCGAAAGCTCTTCAGTTTGTTGTCATCCCCCTGGCTGTGCCCGTGCATGGCCGTGAGGTACTTCTTCAGCAGGTTCTCCAGGCTGGAGCCCGCGAACGGGCTGTACAGCTCGTTGATATAGAACCCGGCCGTGCCGTGAAACGGGGCGCTGGCTCGCCATTCGCCCAGGCGCACCGCCCGGTTCTTGGCAGCGTCAGACCACAAGCTCCCGCAGTGCTCGCAGCAGTACGCCACACTGGTGAAGTTCACCCGGCCAAAGACCTCGTGTTCCTCTCCCGCGTTGTCCTGCCACTGCACCTGATCCCAGGCCAGCACCTGGCGCTCGCCGCAGTCAGGGCAAGGCACCCAGAACTTGCGCTGGTCGCTCGACTGGTAGGCCTGCTCGATCCGGCTGAAGCCCTTGATCGTTGGCGTGCCCCCGAAGATCACCTTGCGCCTGGGGTAGCTCTTCGTCCGCTCTTCCAGCAGCGTGATCGTGTCGCCCTGCCCCTTCACGTCGGTGTTGCAGTCATCGGGCTCTTCCACGATGACCACAGGCGCAGGCGTTGACTTCACCGAGCTGGGCGAGTTCGATGCCACCAGCTTGAGAAACCCACCCGGGAATCCCTTGAATGCCCAGCGGTTGTTCTTGTCCCTCGACTTGCTGATCGGGATCAGCGCGGCCAGCACAGGCGTGGCCTCAACCATCGGCTGAAACTTCTCGGCTTCGTACTCCTTCGCAGCGCCTTCCTTCGCGAACATGGCGATCATCGGGCACGGGTCGTTGTGGATGCGCCGCCCGATGTAGTTGTTGATCACGCCATCGGTCCATGCCACCTGCGCCGACTTCATGCACACGACCTTCGTGATGCTCGGATCGTCCAGCGCCTCATGAATGCCCGGCACCCAAGGCGTCAGTGTCGCCCGCCACTGCCCAGGCTTGGCTGAGGCCTTAGCCGACAGGTAGCGGTTCTTCGTTGCCCACGCCGTCGTCGTCAGCTTCTCGGGCGGCTTGGCCGACATGGCCAGACGTCTGATCAGCGCCCGCACCGCCGGGGTCGTATCCAGCAAAGTGTTCGAGAGCTGCACGTGTGTGTTCCTCAATCAGCGCACGGTCAACCGTGATGCCGTACACCGTGGACAGGTCCTCGGCCAGCTTGTCGTCTCGGGCCATCAGCTCAGTGCGGAAGGACACCACCATGGCAACCAGTGCCGGTTCGAGCTGCGCCATGTTCACGAGCTGGCCCTTCTTCTCGGCCAGCGTGAGCTGC